CCTGGAAAAACAAATGGATCCATCAGTTGAGTGCTTACATTTAAAAAAAATGTATTAACATTGATCACAGTTATCTGAGTTTCAATGTTTCCAAGTCTCATTCCGTAACTTACCGGAACATTAATTCTTACATATTCACCGGAAGTATATCCATGGTTTGCAGCGGTAGCAATAGCGTTCGTAGCATTAGTGATGGCAGTTATCACTCTTCTCTTAGGGACAAAATCTGCAACGCTCATGGAGCCTCCTTCTACATAAAGTCTGTAGAGATAAATTCGTATCTTTGGACAGGTTTACCTGCTCCTATCATAGGTTTTCCATTTTTGTCTACTAAATGTGCACTTTTCGTATATTTACATTGTCTATTGATATGCCTAGCGACTCCCAATGGAATAGTATATTCTTCTCCATCTATAAAATGATAAACTCTTATAGGGTCACCTTTATATCCACGATATGCGAATGTTAAATCGCCTCCGGATGATTCCCTGTTAGTAAATACTCCTTTTACCATTTTACTATCTTCTTTGCGAGCAGCTTCTACTTTCTCAGAGGCTTTCTTTTTAGCTTCTGCTGAAAGTTTTTCTCTTTTTGTTGGTAAAACTTCTTTTACAAATGTCATAAAAATCCTTATTTCAGTTGTACGGTATTATCGTACAGTTCACCTATCATTTTTACAATCATTTTGATAATCATTTTGATAGGCACTCTTTATCTTTAAAAAAAGGAAGGGGGCAACGCCCCCATCCAAACTAATTACTATATACTATAATCACGGCTAAATGCCATCCAATCCATCACATTAGTATTGGCTCCTACAACGCCTGTATCAAGATACATGCCGTAGTAACCTACATTATCAAGTGAAGAAGTCAACTTAGTAGCTACTTCTCCAACATGTGTAACATGAGGGAAAGATACTCCAGCAGCAGCAACAGCTGATGTTGGATAAGCAAATGCTGTAAATGCAGCACTGTTGATATCAGTTGTTATTGTGTTAGCAGTAACAGCTGTTATCTGGCCTCTTACGCCATCAATCTCAGGCATTCCAAAATTAGCATCCGGATTATGCACTACAATATAATCACCAACCAAATAGTTATGAGCTACAGAAACACTAATTACAGCATTTGCTGCTGCAGTAATGTTTGCAATCCATCTTCTATATGGTGAGTAATATTTAGCTGGTATTACCCTGTAATCTGCATTTGTTGCAGCAGCAGCATATCCAGCACCAACAGCATACCCTAAGGTATAGTTAGTAGCAGCAGTTACAGCTGTTACTGTAAAATCTAATCCAGCTATTTGCAACATACCAGTAGTATTTAACATACGAACTATACTTCCAAGTGGAGGTGGGTTCGCATCTGTAACTACAATCGGTGTTGCATTTGTTGCAGCAGTACCTGTTGCCACCAATGCTCCAGGAGCTTGAGAACTTAGATCTACAAATGTAAATCCAGCTCCACCAGCTGCTATTGCACCAGCACTAATATCATCAGCTGCATCTACTAGCAGCTGTGCTTGACCATCAGCCATACCATCAAACCATTCACCTTGGATTGTTACAGAAGCTGTAGCTCCCCATTGTGTACGGTTTCTGACCACAAAATAATGTGGGGCTTGTGGTAATTCAATAGTTGTCGCAGCACCATCTGATACGAAGGTACCTTGAGCAATTAAACCCATCGGTGTACTCATAATTTTACCTCCTTACCCTAGTGTTGCACGTAGACTTATTATCCACGCGTCGTTTGTTCGGTCTGTTACTTGTATGACCTGTTTATTCAACAGGCGGGGAAAACTCTTCGGATTTCCCTCTCGTGCTTTCGTCACGAGTGCAGACTTTCGCATCCTCTTTCGAGGTCTTCTTGTTAAGTCGTTCAGCGTGAAATTCATGGTTTCTATGGTTTGATATATGACATGTAGGACATTTCCAAATAACATCAAGAGGCTTTGAATAATCTTCATGGTGTGCATGCGTTTTGCCAACACATTTACATACTTCACAAACATTAGAACGAATAAGTTGCCCTTGAGCAATTGCGCGTTTGACTTTGTCATGCGCTTTAGCTTTTTCTTTATGTTCTTTACGATACATTCGATCATATTCATTCTTCTTATGTTTATATCCTTCTGTTTGTCTGTGTTTTAAAGCTCTCTTTCTTGCTTCTGATCGACTTTCTTCGAGATTGTTTGTGTGTCTCTCTCTTAGTCGAGCATTTAAAAGATCCTTTTTTTTCTTTTGCCATTCGGACTTATACCTTTTAATTTTATCTATCGATTCTTTAGATCGAATTGTTTCTTTATTCCTTATCCTACAACATATTTTGCATTTTTGGTTTAAACCAAACTTGCCTTTTTTGTCTTTACCATAATCTTCAAATGGTTTTCCAATTCCACATCCTGTACATATCTTGAGCATTGTTTTCCTTCTGGTTCAAACAATATATGATACATGGAATTCCATTCTTTTTCCATAAACTTCTTCGCCCCTGTCACCATATTATGCAGCCTCCTGCATAACGTAGGTTTCCAAGTCAATTAAAGAAGATTTTACAAGGACAACATTCTTTATCCTTGGCACTTGCGCCATACGCCAAGCACATGTCTGACGTAATTCAGCAGGATCATCGCCGTCAATTCTGTTACTTGTATGACCTGTTTATTCAACAGGCGGGAAAGGTTCTTCGACCTCTCCTCTCCAGGTTTCCTCTGGAGTTCAGACTGTCGCATCTCCTTACGGAGTCTCCTTGTTCAGTCGTTCACGCTGCCCACCTCTCGGTTGCTTGCGCCCTGTCACCCTCGGCATTTTCCGTTAGGGCCTCCAAGTCAATTAAAGGAGATTTAACCAGGATTCGGGTCTTTGTTGTTAGTCCTGGTGGGTGATATATGAACTTAGCACTCACCCCATTTTGTTCAATCTTTGCATATGCATCTTGTGCAGATATAAAACAATTATAAACATCTGCTCCAAGAAGAGACGCTGCAACTGTTACGCTTCCACGTGAAGATAGGAAGAAACGTACGTTTCCAATAGATCCCCATTCTGCTGGAGAAATATTTGCTTGATTTGGATACTGAGCTTTATTAATGAAGCCGTTAGCAGCTTCCAATTGCCCAATCATGCCTGTATCACACATACCAAAGTATGAGTCTCTTACAGGACCTGTTCCAAATTTATCCTGACCTTCAATAACGTTAGCTACAAAATCGCCATCGTTACCTTGTAGGGTTGCTACTACTCCGTCGACATCTGCACGAGTGAGTTCTGTTGGATTGTCTCCATTTACTCCATTCACACAGTTTACGACAGAGGCTGTTCCTGCTAGCATGTCTCTTATCAATTGATCTTCTGTTTCTCGAAGTGACTGACCTAAGCGGGCAGCTGCTTCGTTTAAAACCAAACTGTTACTTTCAGCCACTGGGCTTACTGACCATATGATTAGTATGGCGAGGGAAACTCTTCGGATTCCCTTCACAAGTTTTCTTTGCCAACTATACCTGTGTTCAGACTTTCGCATCTTCATTATGAAGCCCTCTCGTTAAGTCGTTTACGGTGGCTTTCACCTTCCGCCTTGTCGTCCTGTTGTAGGACTTCCAAGTCAATTAGAGAGGATTTATAGACCCCATTATTTGCTTTAACCAAATCTTGATAACATTGTTCTCTAAAAGAAGATTCTTTTTCTGAGACTCCAGCTCTACAATATTTAGTTCTCTTTATGTTTTTACAAAACTTTAACAGTATTTCAGCACTTTTTTTCTTTAAATGAAGATAAGGAATGCACTTTTCTAAGAAACTTGCTACCTCATCAAAGGAATGAATACTAAACCTATAAGAAAAACCTGATTTACAAGTTTTTGCTTTTATCAATTTAATATTTCCTACAGAACAATATTTACCTACAAAAGCTATAGCTTCTAAATTTTTCATGCCTAAACTTATTATAGGATTATATTTGTAAGAATTATGAATATTTTTTACTTCTCTTTTAATAGAAAAAGAACCATCAGTATCGAAAAGACCTCCAATATACGCCCAAACTAAGGGATTATCACTTGGATTCTTTTTTATCTTTCCGATTGAAGACTTGCTAATACCGCTTTCAGCATTCATTTTTTTCATCTTCAAATAAGTTCTTTCTTTTCGCGCCAAGTTTTTTTTTGACACATCTCCTCTTTTATATAGAGAATTTTCAGACAAGTAACCTAAAAGACGCGTAGCCCTTTCTTTCTTTAGTTGTAGATATGGCAAAATTTCCTTTAGAAAACCTTCTGATTGTTTTTTTTCTAATACCCAACGCCAAGATTCTTTTCTCTTTCCACCGTCTTTGCCTATATATGATTTTCTATGAGAAACAGAGCCTCCGAACTCATCTTTAAAATAATAAACAAATTCTTTGTTTGTATGAGAAAGCTGCATAGCTGGATAATAATATGGATAAGGGGAGGAATTTCTTTTAAGCAAAGAAAAACTACCATCTCCATCCATTACTCCTGCCACATAGGCTAATCTTGTCATTCTTTTTTGTCCTTTCATCTTATGCCTCCTTTTTTCTTCAGAGACATTTTACTTTAAAGTACCTTTATTATACAATGATTTCACACAGAAACCATTGTTAAGCTGCTAAAGCTGTAAATCCTTTATGGTTAGGGTCTTGATTGATTAATGAGACCTGCTTCGTTATTAAAACGTATGTAGCGTACCAGTCGATGCGGGCATCAATATCTATAGCCTGCAAAGTCTGTACAGGAGGATTCAACATAGCAGGTCCTAGAGGGACAGGTGCTGTGTTCAATCTTGTGTACCTTCGCATTCTGAGGATATCGCCGCTTCTTTCTTCCATCTCGTACGGAATAGCGCACATGCCATGAATTAGGCGAGCTTGCGGTGTCGCAAGTAACTTAGCGTTAAACTTTTGTTGCACGGGAGCGGGAAGTACTGTACTTGTTGTACTCATATTTACCTCATATCAGGTACAGAAGCCGCCTTTTTAGAATAACTTTGCATCTCAGCCCATAAATCAGCTTTAGACTGCGTAGCAAACGCTTGAGCTTGGGCAAGTGGCCCTTGCTTACCAATTGTGTTGCTACTTACAGGCTTTTGATTATTAGAAGCGATCTTCTCCTGATTTTGACTATTCTCAACCTTTTCTTTATAAAACTTAGATTGTTTTATAAGATAATAAGCAGTCTCATAAGGATTAGGATCGTTCTTAATTGTGTTTTCCCAAGCAGACCTTTCCTGTACCAATTTTTCAATATTTTCGTTAGTAACTACTTGATCGTAATCATTGTATTGCCCTTTCACTTTGCCCGGTAAAGCTGCCTGTTCTCTTTTAGCAAGTTCATCAGCAACGATTTGTCTAGCTCTTTGTTCAGCCAATTTATTTACTTGGCCAACGGTGATTAAGTCATCTTCTTGGAGCTGGGCTAATTCGTCTTTCTCTTCCTTTGGAGGAGCAACCTTTTCCTGCATGGCTTGAGACATTTCCTGATTTTTACGTTCAAGCTCTTGCATCTTCTGTTCCATACGGCGCCAGTTATACTCTTTTGTGCCGGCTTCTGGCTCTTTTGGTTCAGTAGATACTGGAGGCTTACTTTCTGTTGCTTCAACAGGAGCGGCGGTTTCCTGCTCAATTACGCCTTTATTGTCTTCAACTTCTGTCATACCTATCCTTTGGGGTTGCGATTCCCTGTTTACGCTGATCATTAACGTTGATCAAACGTGTATTAAATAATTTAGTTTTACCTAGTAAAAACTTTAAATGCAAAGGGAATTGTTTAGTAGAAGAATTTTAAGAAACAGTTTAAGGCGCTTTATAAATCTTAATCCACTTAGCCAACTGAGCATCGGTATCTGGATCATTTAACACGGCATCCATCATATCTTCTTGAGGAAGAGACCAAAGAAGTTCTAGCTTGTCTAACCTGTTGTTTACATACCAAAGGTCTTGCTCGCAATGCATCGGCGGAGGGGTCTTTCTAGCAAAGAAACGAAATAATATGACAGGTCTGTCTGCAAAAAGACGCTCTTTTGTACAAAAAACCTGAATGTAATATTCATCTGCTAGATCTCTATGATTCTCAATGGTATCTATCAACTCTCTCATGTAAGACTTGCCACCTTCATGAGCAAGGTCCATAGACGCAACAGGATCGCTTTTAGCATGCTCTTCTTGAGTCTTTAAGATTTGAGCACCTAAAGTGTCTCTGTCGCCGTATTCTGATTTCATAAAGTTCAATTCATTTTTTATTAAACATTTTCGTATGAGTATTTAATGCTTTGGCTAATTTTTCTTTCATTCTGTCACTTATATCTTTAAGACCTCTTTCTATTCTACTAAGTGAAGTTACGGAAATACCAAGCAATAAAGCTAATTGCTTTTGAGTTAAATTTTCTCGACCTCTAAGACCTTTTATAACAACACATTCTTGAGGTAAAGAATATGTTTTAATAGCTTTTATTTTTAAAACTGTTCCGTCTTTTTTTTCAAGTTCAATAATTATTGGAGTCCTATAAGTT